GTGGAGTCTGGAATTTCGCCGGTGGCATTACTTGATGCCCCTGACGGAGTGTTGGAAGCAATTTTCGTTTATGTGAAAGAACGAGCAAAGGCGCGAAACAAATAATGGATTCACCAAACTATCGAATCTCAATTCAAGGTCTGAGTTCTACTATCTCAGCCATTGAGCGTTTCGCGCCTGACCTCAAGAAACAATTAGATAAAGAAGTCAAAGGTGTCTTGAGCAAGGTTGTCACACAAGCCCGCGAACATATACCTTTTGACATCCATCCTTCAGGATGGGCGCGTGAGAATAAAAATGCAGGCTTAATTGGCCCATTGCAACAGGGTCAAGGCCGAGGAAGTTTTGTGCGCTTTGATGCCGCTAAAGCTAAAGCAGGAATCAAATCAACATCGCCAAGTTCTAAATCTAGCGCCACAGGCTTTCGCAATTCTTATGGCGTAATTCAGCGCGATGCCGCAGGCGCTATCTTTGAAACTGCCGGTCGCGGAAGCAAAGCAAGTCGAGCAAGAACCCGCGCTTCACGATCCACAAACCCAACTGCCTCTCAAGACTTTATCCAAGCAGTTGAAAAGTATTATGGAGTCTTGCCAACCGCTAAAGGTTTGGGTCAAGATAAAGGTCGCGCTCTTATTAGAGCAGTTGATGACAACAAGAAGACCGCACAGCGTGCTATCTTTGAAGCGATTAAAGATGCTGAAAACAAAGCACAGGCACGGATGGATGCAAATTTGAATCAGAGAGAAGGTTAGACAATGGCAATTATTGAACGCATTGTCACCGTCTATAACGACAAAGGTTCAAAGCAAGCTCTCAAAGACCTCAACAAACTTGAGAAGAATTTTATCGATGCCGGCAAGAAGATTGCCAAGGCCATTGGCCTTGCTACGCTCGCCACAGGCGCACTGGCAGTTAAACTTGGCAAGGATGCAGTCCAAGGCGCGATGGAAGACCAAAAGGCGCAGATTGCACTTGCGACCGCTTTGCGAAATACCGTTGGCGCAACCGATGCTCAGGTGGCTTCAACTGTCGCCTACCTTGATGCCTTAGAACTCCAAGTTGGTGTCAACAACAATGAGCTGATTCCAAGCCTTCAGAAGTTGACCCAAGCCACAGGCGATATTGAGCAGGCTCAATCCCTGCAAGCACTTGCCCTTGATGTAAGCGCAGGCACAGGCAAATCACTTATTCAAGTGACCGATGGCATTGTTCGTGCCATTGGCGGAAATATCGGAGCCTTAAAAAGATTAGGCATTCCACTTGACGAAGCCATTGTCAAGAATAAAGACTTGAATGGCGCTCTCTCAGTTCTTTCTACAACCTTCGGCGGGCAAGCTCTAAATCGAGCAGAAACTTTTGAATTTCAAATCGAGCGCCTTCGCTTACAGTTTGACCAAACCCTTGACACTTTGGGTTATGCCTTAATCCCTGTCTTACAAGAACTTGCTGAAGTTTTCCGCGCAGATGTTCTGCCTGTCTTTGAGCAATTCATTGCTGACAACAAGGATCAGATTGCAGATACCTTGCGCGATGTTGCTGACTTTGCAATAAATGCTGCCAAGGGTCTTGCTTCAATGTTTAAGACCATCTCAGACAACCTCACAACTTTCAAAGCCTTTGGCGCTTTACTTGTCGGCATCTTTGTTGGAAATGCTGTCTATAATGGCGTAAAAGCTCTCATCGGCATAATCACTCTGCTCACAGGAGCATTCACAAAGCAGGCGGTCGCAGGCACGGCCGCAGGCACGGCCACCGCTTTCGCAACAGGCGGAGCCTCAGCAATAGCAGCAGCCGCAGGAATTGCAGCCTTTACAACGGCAGCAGGCCTTGCCTTTATTGCAATGAACAAGATGACAGAGGGCCTCAACGACAACACCGCCGCCCTTAAGAAGCAGACAAGCGTTGTTGCTGGCCACTTAAAAGACCTTGACAGACTTGCAAAATTGACTGCCAATGCCAACCTAAAGAATCTCAAGAATGTTCAAATCACAACAAACTTGAACAAAAAGACCGCAGAGCAGATTAAACTTGAGAAGGCTCTTGCAGCTTTGAAGAAGTTGGGCGTTGCTCCAACTAATGAGAAAGACCCGATTCAACTTGAGGCTGCTCGCCTAAATCTTCTAAAGCAATCAAACTTAGAAGAAGCAGCAAGAGTCAATGCGCTGATTGCCAATATGGAAGCGCAGATGAAACTCAATGAGGCTGCGCAGCGTTATACCGATCTCTTGACTGTTCTCTCTGATGCAGTAATCAGTGATGAAGAAGTTTCGGTTCTTGCTCAAAAGTGGAACATTACAAAGGGCGAAGTTCTTGAATATATCGCCCGAATCTATGCTGCCAACTCAACAGACCTAAATGACGGCCCAATTGTCAACCTGCTAATGAAGTGGGGTCTGACAAAAGAAGAAGCCGAGAAGTATGTAGATTTTACCCGCGCCCTCAAAGATGAAAAGATTGACGACTCAGAAATTGAGAAGTTGATGGGCAAGTGGGGAATGACCCGCGCTGAAGTTCTAGCCTATGGAAAGACAGTTCAAGATGGAACTGCCTTACAAGCAGCACTTTCTAAGAATTGGTCTTTGCCAGGAGATGAAGCCGCCGATGCTTGGAAGCGGGCTCTTGCAGCTCTAAACGCCTATCTTGCTGCTTTGAATACCGGCAAGCCGCAAGGCATTCCATCAGGCACTCCTTCAGGCACACCTTCAGGCACGCCATCGGGAACGCCATCATCGGTGCCAAACGCGGTCATTCCAAATCCTTTTAACCCTTCTTCTGCTCCTGTTTCAACGGGCGCTGTTAGAGAACAAATTGACACTTTGACTGCCTTGCGCGAAAGCACCGAAAGTGGCACCGCAATCAGCTTCTTACTCAAAGAACAAATTGACACTCTTTCCGACTCAATCACAACATTGGGTCTTGGCGCTCTTAGCGATGAGCGCGCAAGGCTTACAGCAATGGGAACTTTCGATACTCCTACAACTTCAAGTTTTGACCCTGGCTCTTTCCGTATGGCAGAAAATGCTGGAATGACTGTCAATGTCACTGTTGAAGGCAATGTCCAAACAGAGGCAGATTTGGCAAATGCCATCCGTCAGCGAATCTTGTTAGAACAACAAAGCGGTAATCCAATTCTCTTTGTTGGCGGTCTGTAATGCCAGGAACTCCGCTTCTTGGAGTCAGCATTGACTTCGCAAATGGCCCTGCCTTTGGAAACCCTTTAATTTTAGATGATCCTTCAACTCCCCTTGGCGTGGGCATCTTGGCAGATGCGCCGGCAGATGTCGTTGATGTAAGTGACATCGCCCTTCGCGTTTCCATCCGCCGAGGCCGCAACCGAGTTCTTAATAGCTTTGAAGCAGGCACCGCCACCGTCGTCTTAGAAGACGAGAATGGCGACTACAACCCGCAAAATACTTCATCGCCTTACTATGGCAAACTCTTGCCTCTTCGCAAGATTCGTATTTATGCAGATTATGACGATGGCGGTGGCCTTGACCGCTATTATCTTTTCTCAGGATATATCACAAGTTTTGACAACACATTCAGGCTTGGCAATGATGAAGTTTCAACTGTGACTTTTCAATGTGTCGATGCCTTCCGCCTTTTGCAGAATGTCCAAATCACGACTGTTGCGGGTTCTTCCGCCGGTCAAACCACGGGGGCGCGCATTGAGAACTTGCTAGATTTGGCAAGTTTCCCTGTAAGCCAAAGACTCATTGATGTCGGCGACACGCTAGTTCAAGCCGACCCTGCAACCTCTCGAACACTTCTTGGCGCTTGTCAGAATATAGAACAGACCGAACTTGGTGGCTTCTTTATCGATGATGAGGGCAACGCGGTCTTTCTATCAAGGTCAACAGTTTCAGAAAAGGCAGATGAAACGCCTTTATTGTTCAACGATGATGGCACCAATATCTCTTATCAGAGCATCGATTTTGCCTACGATGACACACAGATTTTCAACGATATAACTGTCACTCGCCTTGGCGGAACTGCTCAAAATGTGCAGTCCACAAGTTCGATTGAAACCTTCTTCATTCATTCAGGATCGCGCTCTGACTTGCTAATGCAGACCGATGCCGAGGCCTTAGACCAGGCTTCAATGCTTCTAAATGCCCGCGAAAATGCGCTTCTTCGCATTGATTCCATTGGCTTAAACCTTATGGATTCGACCGCCTCAAATCGCATTGTGGCAGGTCTTGAATCAGATTTGTTCACCCTGATAAATGTCACCAAGACAGGTCAGGCATCCTCAACCTTTACCCTTGAGCTATTCGTTCAAGGCATTCAGCACGACATAACACCGAACACTTGGGCAACACGCTTCCTCACCGCAGAACCTATAATTCAGGCATTCATCTTGGATTCCGCAATCCAAGGTCTGCTTGATGGAACTGTGGGAGTTCTTTCATACTAAGGAGAAATGATGGCTAAACAGACCTTCACAACAGGTCAAGTTTTGACCGCAGCGCAAATGACATCGCTGCAACAAACTGCAATGCTTGGTGGCGATGCAAGTGCAAAGGTTGCCTCTTATGTTCTAGCGGCTGCCGATGCCGGCACTGCTATCTCAATGAGCAATGGCAGCGCAACAACAATCACTGTGAACACAGGTTTGTTTGCGGCAGGCGACATTGTGACAATTGTCAATCTTGGCGCAGGTGTTTGCACGATTACCGCAGGCACCGCAACTGTTGCAACATCAGGATCACTTGCTCTTGCTCAAAATCAAGGTGGCGTTCTTCGCTTCACAAGTGCGAGCGCAGCTATCTTCTTCCAGTTCGCAACACCTGCTTCGGGCGACATCGAAGGTGTCACCGCAGGCACAGGTCTTTCAGGTGGCGGAACATCAGGCACAGTTTCACTTTCCTTTGATTACTCTATCGGAAATCAGTCAGTAGAATCAGCGCAAACCGCTTCTTACACCCTGGTTATTGGAGATGCAGGCAAACTTGTGACAATGAGCAATGCTTCAGCCAATAACTTGACAGTGCCGCCTAACTCAAGCGTTGCTTTCCCAACAGGAACCCGCATTGATGTCTTGCAAAAGGGAGCTGGCCAAACCACTCTTGTTGCAGGATCAGGAGTGACCATAAATTCTAAAGCTTCGGCTCTAAAGTTCTCAGCTCAATACGCAGGTGCAACTCTCATCAAATATGGAACCGATACTTGGTTTGCCGTTGGAGATTTGACTGCATAATGTCGCCACTTCCACCATTAGGCTTTTTCGCTAAACCCGCAGCCGCAGTAGGTGACTTTGAATCCATCGCTACTGGCACAGTCGGCGCTAGTTCAACTTCATCTGTAATCACGTTCAGTTCAATCCCTAGCACTTATGCTCATCTACAACTGCGTATGTTTGCGAGGGCAACCGCATCTAACACTATGTTTGTTCGCTTTAATAATGATTCAGGTGCAACAAATTACGATAATCACCGAATGAATGGAAATGGAAGCACTGTTGGTGCAGATGCCAGAATAAATTATTCTGCGCTTTTTGTATCGTCTAGAGGTTATGGTGTTCCTTCAACAGCACTCATTGGCTCGGCTATTGTTATGGATATTCTAGATTACACAAATACAAATAAATACAAAGTTACACGAACTTTATCTGGTCAGGAACTTAACACCTCTAATAGCGATATAGAATTTACATCAGGTTCTTGGAAAAATACTAATGCAATAAACAGAATTGATGTAAGCATAGATAGTAGCACTTTAGCCGAATACACACATATTGCCCTATACGGCATAAAGGGGGCATAGCCAATGGCAATTACTTATGAGCCGATAGCAACGACAACGCTAGGAAGCGCACAATCAACAGTTTCTTTCACTTCAATTAGCGGTTCTTTCACCGACCTTGTTTTGATTGTTAATGGCGGATTAGATTCGGGTAGCGCTGAGTGTAATCTGAGATTCAATTCAGATACAGGCAGTAATTATTCTTATACCGCATTGGAAGGAAATGGCACCAGCGCTTCTTCTTATCGCGGTTCTAATCAAACTAGATTATGGTTTACCAGTTATTACAGCGCCTCGCGTTCTATGAGCATAGTCAATATACAAAATTACTCAAACAGCACCACACATAAAACCGCCATCATCCGTCATAATAACGCTTCAGTTTATACGGCGGCCTCGGTTGGTTTATGGCGTAGCACTTCAGCCATCACAGCAATAGAGTTATATCCATCCTCTAACAACTGGGCTACTGGAACAACCTTCACTCTCTACGGAATTGCGAGTGCATAATGGCAACTACTTATGAGGCAATAGCCACAGTCACAGTTGGTAGCGGTGGGGCGGCTAATATTACTTTTAGTTCTATACCTGCAACTTATACAGATTTATTGGTTAAAATCTCAAGTCGTTGTGATTATGGCGAAATTGACCAAGCAGTTTTTGTTAGATTTAATGGTGATTCTGCGGCTAATTATTCTATTAGGGAATTGTTGGGTAACGGTTCGGTTGGGGTGTCAAGTCTTTCTTGGTCTAGTCAAACTTTTATTTTTGCATTTCAAGGCGCTGCTCAAAATGCAACTTCAAACACTTTTGGAAATATAGAGATGTATATTCCAAATTATGCTGGTTCAACAAATAAATCTGTAAGCGTTGATGGTGTTACTGAAACTAATGCTAGTTCTGGAACAAATAGATTAAATTCATTAAGTGCTTCTCTTTGGTCAAATACATCAGCAATTACATCAATTGCACTTACATCTCAAAACGGTTCATTTGTGCAATACTCAACCGCCACCTTATACGGCATCAAAAACTCCTAAGAAAGGTAAACAAATGACACATAAACTCGTAGTGGACTGCTCAACAGGAGTAGCCACAGAGGTAGAACTAACGGCTGAAGAAATCGCACAACGCGAGGCAGATGCAGTTGCTTATGCTGCACAGAAAGCAGCAGATGATGCAGCAGCACAGGCTAAGGCAGAGGCTAAGGCAAGCGCCGAGGCTAAACTCGCAGCACTTGGTTTAACAGCAGACGAAATCGCAGCCCTTTCTTTATAGATTTTTTCAAAAAATTGGGGATCATAACTTTTAACTAGGAGAGAAATGGCTTCCTCAAGTCAAGTCACAGTCACATCCACCTCAATTATTATCATTGAGTCCTATGGAGAATTTCGAGATGTCCACCTTCGAAATGTAGGTTCTCACACGATGTATGTTGGCGGTTCGGATATAACAACCAGCAATGGATTTGCACTTCCGAAAGATGCTTACATAAATTTCAGAATTGCACCAAAATCCATTGTCTATGCAGTTTGTTCAAATAATGAAACAGGCATAGCCTCTGTCTTATATATGGAGCCATAAAATGAACATAACCGATTGGGCAGGCTTTGTTGTCGCCCTCATCAGCATCATTGGGTCAGTCGCCCTCGGAGTCAAATGGCTCGTCAAGCACTACCTAGCCGAACTCAAGCCAAATGGGGGAAGTTCGATAAAGGACAAAGTGTCAGTCCTAGAGGATAAGGTTGATTTCTTAACCGACCTTGTGAAAAGAGCTTTGACCAAATAATGTGTTCTCAACTCGATAAGTTCTTAGAAGTGGCAGCAGGCGAAGTTGGCTACATTGAAGGCCCTGCCGATAATCAAACAAAATATCAAAAGACGAATCAGCCTTGGTGCGGAGCCTTCGTCAATTGGGTTGCAAAGCAGGCAGGTGTCAAAATCCCTGACTGCACCTACACACCGGCAGGGGCAAAGGCATTCGCCGAGGCGAAGCGTTGGCAAGGTATTGCCGAGGCCAAGCCAATGCCAGGAGATTTGGTCTTCTTTGATTTTCCCAATGACTCACTCGATAGAATCTCTCACATTGGCATTGTCGAGCAGGTCAAAGGCAATGGCACTGTTGTCTGCATTGAAGGCAACACGGCTCCCGACACCAAAGGCGATCAGCGCAATGGTGGTCAAGTTGCCCGTAAGATACGCGCCTACAAAGTAAAGAATCGGGGAAAAGTCCTACCATCTCTGCCGGTGTTCATTGTGGGCTTCGGCAGACCTAAGTTCAAGGAGTGCAAATGCTCGACAAAGACAAAGCAGTCGCAATCGTTAACACCTACGCAAGAGCAGGAGCAGCCGCAGTCGCAGCTCTCTACCTCGCCGACCCATCGCGCCCTCTAAAAGATTATCTTGCCTGCTTTCTAGCAGCAGTCATTGGCCCTGTTTTGAAAGCCATTGACCCAAAGGCGACAGAGTTTGGTCGCGGAAGTAAATAGAAAAATGAATCGGGGGAAGATTTTGGATGAGGCCAAACGCCTCACCGCAACGGATCGTCAAAGTATTTATGGCGACCCTTACATAAATCACAAACGCATCGCAGACCTGTGGAGTGTTTATCTTGAAACTGAGATAAGCCCTTCACAGGTCGCTTTGTGTTTATGCCTTGTGAAAATTGCTCGGCTCATAGAAACACCTGACCACTTAGATAGCATCATCGACTTGGCGGCTTACACCGCTATTTATGGGGAAATCAATGATTCAAAAAAATAACTTAGTGCTTGTGCCAACAAGAGGCAGGCCAAAAAATGCAGTTGAAGTCTTGCAAGCACATAGAGAGTTTTCTTGTCGCTCTGACTTGCTCTTTGTTGTGGACAAAGATGATGAAGAGATTGTCAATTATCGAAGCTCAGTTGGCGTTGAATACATCCTAGAAATTGAAAATACCACACGGGGGATGGCTTATCCTGTCAATGTCGCTGCCAAGAAATATGCAAATGAATATGAGTTCTTCACCTTCATTGGCGATGACCATAGATTCAGAACACCTGATTGGGATATTGCCTTGATGAAAGCGATAGGCAGCGCCCCTGGCATTTCCTATGGCAATGACCTTTTGCAAGGTGAGAACTTGCCAACTGCGGTGATGATGTCAAAAGCCATTGTCAGCGCCCTTGGCGGGATGGTGCCACCGAAACTTCGCCATCTCTACCTTGACAACTTTTGGAAGAAGATAGGTCAAGACCTTGGCAACCTTGTTTATCTGCCTGAAGTCATCATTGAGCATTGCCATCCATTAGCAGGCAAAGCCGAGTGGGATGAAGGCTATCGCTCTGTCAATGCCCGTGAAGTTTATTCATTTGATGCCTTGGCCTATGACTCCTACATCAAGAGCGAGGACTATGCAGTTCTCTTGCGAGATTTATTGAAATGAGAGCAGTTTCATTCTCGCTCTATGGCAATGATCCGCGCTACACCATCGGAGCTATCAAGAACGCAATTCTTGGCTCGCGTTATTTTCCATTTGAAGATGGCTTCCGCTTAGTCTTTTATGTGGGCCAAAGCGTTGAAGATTGGGTTGTCAGCACCCTAAACCTTGTCAAAGGTGTCAAGATAGTCAGGATGAGTGAGTTAGAAAATAACACCGCAAGGCTTTGGCGTTATCTTGCTTTTGCTGACCCGCAATTTGAAGTGGTCATCTGCCGTGATGCCGATGCCCGTCTTTCTTTCCGCGACCGAATAGCCCACGAAGAATGGGAGCAATCAGGTCTTGATTATCACATCATCAAAGACCATCCTTCAGGTCATAATTACCCAATAAGCGCAGGGATGTTTGCCGGCAAGACCTACAAGTTTCGAGATATGGCAGAACTTATTGCCAGCGATAACCCTGGCGATTTCTACACCACAGACCAAGCATTTCTTGAAAAAGTTATCTATCCTTGGGTAAAGGATTCAGTCTTAATTCACGATCCGTTTTACAACACACCTATTGAGGGCAAGTCAATAAGAACAGGCATTGCCTTTGATGCGCCAACTAAACTTTCCCACATTGGCGCAGCTCTTGATGAAAATGACCGCTATATCTTTAGGATTGACCGCGATGCTCAATTGGCAGAAGCGAACACTGAGAAATATAAATATGAGAGCGACAGGTGGGGAAAATGAAAATCCTGATAACAGGCGATGAAGGCTTTGTCGGCACTAACTTCAAGAAACATCTTGATTCTAAGAACAACCAAATCACCGGCATTGACATAAAGAATGGGCGCGATGTCCGTGACTTCTTTGCTAAAGATGACACCAAATTTGATGTGGTCATTCATCTCGCGGCCATTGTCGGTGGCCGTGCCACCATTGAAGGAAATCCTTTGGCAGTTGCCGCCGACCTTGCCATCGATGCCGACCTCTTCCAATGGGCGCTTCGCACTCGCCCTGGACATTTAGTTTATTTCTCATCTTCTGCTGCCTATCCAATTTTCTTGCAAAGAGCTGAATACAAGCAGAAGTTAAAAGAGTGGGATATAAACCTTGACCATATAAGAACACCTGATATGACCTATGGTTGGGCAAAGTTATCAGGCGAGAAACTTGCCTCTTATGCTCGCGCTGAAGGCTTGGGAATAACTGTTCTTCGCCCATTTTCAGGCTATGGCACGGATCAAAGCCTTGACTATCCTTTCCCATCATTTATCAAGCGAGGCAGAGAGAAGGAAGCGCCATTTAATGTTTGGGGCAAAGGAACGCAAGTGCGCGACTTCATCCACATCGAGGACATCGTCAGAGCTACCTTTGAAGCCATCACAAACAAGGTTGAAGTTTCTAATCTCTGCTCAGGTAGAGCGACATCTTTCATTGACTTGGCAGAACTTGTGATGATGCAGGCAGGTTATTTGGCTGAAATAAAAACCAACCCGAACGCACCTGTTGGGGTGGCATATCGGGTTGGCGACACTCACAAAATGCTTTCCTTCTATGAGCCAAAAATCTCACTTGAAGAGGGCATTGAGCGAGCCTTGAAAGGTATTTAGAACTCTCTCTCCATTTTCTTGATGGTTCGGTTGATGTATTTAGGGCCTGCCCAATCCATAAACCATTGCGGAAATACAACCGCACTTGGTTGGCGCTTTGGCATAAATAGCACCATCAGAAGCGGAATCCAAAAGCCATAAAAGGCTGATAGGAAAGCCCAAAAGAAGATGTTTCTGCCAATGGCAAAGGCATAGAAAGCAGTGAAGAAAACGATTAGCAAATCCCATCCATTCATTTAGCACCATCCCATCACAGGGGCAGGCTCAATGTCTTTGACAATTTCATAGAATTTGCCGTTTTCGTGCATTGATCCTGCGGTGACAACATATCCATTGAACTTGATGTCAACGCCATCGCGCAGTTTGCCCTTGAAAGAAGCGCCAAGTGGAGCTTTGTAGTAGAGATGCAAGCCATCACCTGTTTCAACTGTGAAGGTGTCAAGGTCTAAGCCATCGGTTGTTCCGCCATTGCGGTAGTCAATATCAAAGACCACTAGATTTGATGGCGCACAAGCAATGCCAATGTTTAGCAATGGCGACTTCTCAAACCACTTCTTGACTGTGGCAGGTTTATTAGAGGCTGACTTATAGCCTTGCTTTGCTATTGGAAAGAATGGAATTTTTTGTTGCGGATAGCAAGGCAGAACATACCAACCGCGCTTTGCAAAGGCGGTGGCGATTTCGGCAGTTGTCATTTGACATACTCCTTCAAGAAATCGTTGATGGCTTCGGACAATGATTTGCCCTCTGCCCGCGCCTTCGCCTGCGCCTTGCGCCATAGTTGGTCAGATACACGAACGCTTCTAATCTTCTTCAACTTCATCACCTTTGCTCTCAAATGATTCGTAATTGGTAAGTAAAAGCCAAGCATCAGAACCCTCATCCCAAACAACTTCGAATGACCATTCTTCTTGCTCTAAGAACTGCCTTCCAAAAAGAAGGTTGGCATAAAGGTCAAACCAATATGCCCAACGCCACTCATAGCTTTTGACACTTGGTTCAAAATGCAATTCGTGTTTTTTCCAATGCACACCCCATTCCATCGAAGTTTGGTGCAAACGCATAAAGTCTTCGTTTGTCAGTTTCATTATGCACCGACCTTTTGATTGTAAGGATGATTGGGTGAATCCCAAGGTGTGCAAACTTCACACACTAAATCTGCGCCACCAAGAAGATGCGTGTAATACGCGCACCAAGTTCCAAGTGGTGTTCTATGTTGTATTGCCTCACTATTTGCTTGGAATGCTGACCGCAAATAAGTTCCTGCGTGGTCATCGCAAACAACAGTTCCATTGTCGTCAACCCATAAACGATTAGTTGTCATTATGCACCGACCTTCTGAGTGCGGTGCATCCGATAATTGATAGCAACTGCGCCATTAGCAAGTTCTTGGTCAATGTTGTTGACAACTGTTGCCAAGTTATATGGAAAGGTATTACGACCACCATCTGCATCTTGTATGCGATAACTAAAACCTGACTTATCTGTGCGCCTTGTTATTGAGATTCCGCGATAGTCATAACCATAAGCGGTCTTGATAAGTTGCGCTCTTTGATCCTTTGTCATTATGCACCAACCTTTGGAACAATCCTGTAAGTTCCTTTTACTTCGCCAAGAATCGTTAGCATTTGATTAACTGTTAAACCTAATTCATTGAGAGCAGAAACAAATTGGCTTAGATAGATTTTGTCATTGTCTTTGAAAGTCTTAAAATAAATCGCATTACCATTCTGCCAAATATGAATACCATCGCATTGTGCAGGAAAATAACTAGCGGAATCCGTCACATAATTTATTCCTAACTTCTTGACGATACCGCGCAACTTTGCAGTTGTGATGATGTCTAGTGTTTCTAACATTGTCTTG